CGTGAACAAGAGTTCGCAAAGAATCAAATTCAAAGAAAACCCCGTTCAGAAAATCCTTAATGACTCACCTTCAAAACGAAAAATGGTTTTAAAAGCTAGGCAGCATGGGGTAACGACTGGAGAGGTTTTACGTCAACTGGATAAAGTTCTATTCACGAGAAACTTTACTGCTTGTATATTGGCGCACGAAGACGATGGCATAGCAAAGATCTTCAATACCCCTAGAAACGCCTATAAACTCCTTCCAAACAATCTAAAGCCTGAACTTGATCGAGGAGGTGGATCCAAGTATGAAATGTTCTTTCCTGAGATCAATTCTAGGATCTATTGCGATCTTGAAAGCAGAGGAGACACTATCCATTGGCTTCACGTTTCCGAAGCCGCTTTCATGGATCAAAAGCGATTAAACGCAACTCTACAGGCTGTTCCTATCGATGGGATAGTAACCATTGAAACGACTCCGAACGGCCTTGAGAATTTCTTTTATGAGATGTGGGCAGATAACGAGTCGAACTACGAGAAATTCTTCTTTCCTTGGTTTTTTAATCCTGAGTATAAAATAGACACCGATGTTTTATATAGACCTACCGAAGAAGAACAAAAGTTTATAGAAAGTACGAAAT